ACCGAGGATCATCTCGCGCAGCGTATTGAGCAGCGCGCTGGTCTTGAGCGCATTTCGACCGACGAGGCCGAGGCGCGCAATGAGCAGGAAAACACGATTTTCCACTCCTATCTGCGCAACGGCCTCAGCGATATGCCGATGGAGCTGCGCGCGCATGCGCAGGGCCGTCTCCAGTCTATCGACGCCGCCGCCGTGCAGCGCTACGTCAACGCGCAGAGCACGCAGAGCGATCCCGCCGGCGGCTATCTCGTGCCGGACACCTTCCAGACCGAGCTCGATCAGGCCGAGCTGGCCTTTAGCGGCATGATGGAGGTCGCGCGGATCATCAATACTGGGGCTGGGGGCGATATCCACTGGCCAACCGCGAACGACACCAACAACAAGGGCCGTATCCTCGGCGAGAACACGCAAGTCACGAAGACTGACGTTTCGTTCGGGGCGGTCAAGCTTGGCGCCTATACGTTCAGCTCTGATCTTGTATTGGTCTCGAATGAGCTATTGCAGGACAGCGCGATCAATCTCGACACGTTGCTTGCGGCGCTACTCGGCGAGCGCATTGGCCGTAAGGCGAATGAGGTCTTCACGACGGGATCCGGCGCCAGCGTGCCCTACGGCGTCGTGCCGATGTCGACTCTTGGCGTCACCGCGGCGAGCGCCTCGGCGATCACGATGGACGAGATGTTCTTCGATCTTCCGCACAGCCTCGGCCGTTCCTACCGCAGCCGCGCGCGGTTCATGATGAATGACTCGACGCTAAAGGCGATCCGGAAGCTGAAGGATGGCGACGGTCGTCCGCTGTGGCAGGTCGATCTTCAGCGCGGCGCGGCCGACATGATCGGGGGCTACGCTTACACGGTGAACGACGACATGGCGGATATCGCGACGACTGCGAAGTCGGTGCTCTTTGGCGACTTCTCGAAATACATGATTCGTCGCGTCGCGGGCTCCCGTGTGTTGCGTCTCAACGAGCGATACGCCGATTACGGCCAGGTCGCCTTCCTTGCGTTCCAACGCATGGACGGCGTGCTGATCGACGCCGGTACCCATCCGATGCGCCATCTGATCCAGGCGTAATTCGCCTGATCTGAGTTCAAGCTTACAAAGGGCGGGCCAGCCGGCCCGCTTCCTACTCGAGATGAAGGAGACCCCAAAATGAACGGGGACTTGCACAACAACATCTATCCGAAGCGGGGTCTTTCGCCCGTAGCGGCTGTTACGGACAACACGGCGTTTGTGTCGGAAATTGTTGACACGGCCGGGTTCGATTCGGTTGAGTTTGTGATCCTGACCGGGTCGCTCGCCGACGCCGATGCGACCTTCACTGTGCTGTTTGAGGATGGCGCCGCGGCGAATCTGAGTGACAACGCGGCGGTCGCCGACGACTATCTGCTTGGCACGGAAGCGCTCGCGGGTTTCACGTTCGCGGCCGACAATAAGGTGTTCAAGATCGGCTATATCGGCACGAAGCGTTATTGCCGCGTGACGATCACCCCGGCGAACAACACGGGCAACGCCTTTGTCGCCGGCGTGTGGCTGCTTGGCCACCCGAGGACTGCGCCAACGGCGAACCCCCCGGCCTGATTGACTTACTGACGCCGGGTTCGCCCCGGCGTCACTATATCGAGTGGATTAGAGAGCGCCATGAAACTCGTGAAAGTGAAAATTCTCCGCCCGTTCTACTGCTCGCTTCCGGGCGGCAATGGGCGGGATGTGCGCCCCGGCGACGAGGCGGAAGTCCCGGACAGCCTCTTTGATACGCTGTCCGGCGACGGCTATATCGAGGCGCTCGGCGCGGGCGTCAATCCGGCAAAACCCGAAGAATTGGAGCCCACGGAAGGGTCAAATGCGCCTGCAGCCAAATCCACTGCGTTGAGCGCCCAACCTGTCGGGCATCCGAAGGCCGCGCCGCGGGCGTCGTCGTTCTCTTCGCCTCATCGCGCCAAATAACAGCAGATGGCCGGCTACAGTTCTTCGTTTACGGTCTCTGTCGCGGCGACGGACCGGAAGCTGGTTACGTCAGCTCAAGTGATTGAGGCGCTCGGCCTCGCGGCCACGACGGATCGCATTGATGCTCTTTGTGAAGAGATATCCGACGCGATCTGCCGATATTGCCGAGTGCCCGAAGACGGGGTGAAGGCGCCGACGCTGCTTATTGAGACTCTTGTCGAGACGCTCGCGCGCAGCACGAAACTAGAAATCGGCGCGTTCCCGTATCCGGCCAGCCAGCCGGATTTCAAAGGACTTCCGCTTTCGAGATACCCGATTCAGACAATTACTTCGATTGTTGAGGATGGAGTGACATTGTCCGTGTCGAATTACGCGATCGACAAGGCAAAGGGCTATCTGAATCGTCGTTTGAACGGCAAGGACGTTTATTGGACGGCGGACGAAATTGTCGTGACCTATTCTGCGGGTCGCGTCATGACGCAGGAACTAGGATTGCGGTCTGCCGCAATCAACGCAGTTCGGGAGCAGTATTTCTCGGACAGGCGCGATCCCTCGCTTCGCAGCGTGAATGTCGAGGGCATTGGGCGCCGAGACTACCAAATAGGTGGGGCTTCGGGGGTTTCTACGTCAGCCGCAATGCAACCGTTTACGCCGTCTGTTCTCGCGGCTTTAGAGCCGTATCGTTACCCGATGCAGTAGTGGCGAGAATATGACCCCCGCGACAGCCCGTGCCGATCTTGACGGCTTTCTGAGAGATTTCGGGCAGGATTGCGTGCTGCAACGCATCCCGACACCGGGCGCCGCGCCGATCTCGGTGAACATTCGCGCGCATATCGTCGACTTCAAGCCGGATGAACTCCTCGGGGGCAACGGTCTGCAGACCGGCGACAGCCACGCCATCATGTCCGCAACAGAAGTTGAAGCGGAAGGATGGCCGACTCTGGCGGAATCGCGCATCCCGCGCAAAGGGGACCGTCTTGTCGTCGCGGGGCGCACGCGCACCGTTCTTTATGGATGGGCGGCGCCATACATCAATGGTGAATTGGTTCGGATCGAACTCGCGATAAAAGGAACAAGCCAGTGACCATCGACGCGACTCTCAAGGCGTCGATCTCCGTTTCGCAGGCGGGCAGCAATGCCTTTGGCGGCCCGACTTGGTCCGGAGCGTTCGAGTTCCTGAAGAACTTTGCGAATGGCGTCGCTGCGGACCAAGCGGATATCGCCTATGTCGCCGAGCGCACTGTCACCACCGGCGCCAACGACGACATCGATCTCGCGGGCGTGCTGGCCGATGCGCTCGGGACGACGCTCACCATGGCGAAGCTCGTCGCGATGCTGCTCATTAATCGCCAAAAGGACGGTACGGCGAACACGACTAATTTGACTATCGGCCTAGGGACAAATCCGTTTCTTGGGTTTCTCGGCGGCACGGTTCCGACGATCGGCCCGATCACCCCAGGCGGCGTGTTCATGGTTTCGAATCCAGCTCTTGCGGGTCTTGGTTCGATCACAGGCGCCAGCAATGACATTCTCCGGGTCGCCAACAGCGCTGGTGCGACGAACAAATATTTGATTGCGCTCTTGGCCCGTTCTGCCTGATTTCTGATGGCGCGGATCAACAGTTTTTCCCGAGAGGTTAAACTGTGGGTCTCTGAAAACATGTCGCCGGCTGCTCGTCAAAAGCTGGCGGCGACAATAGCTCGTAAACTGCTAGGCGAGGCGCAAGCGCAGAACAAGAAGGTTCTCGGGAAGGTTCCGTCACATAAGCAGGTTGTCGACGGAAGGATTGGCGCCCCGCTCGAGAGCGTCAATCCGGATCGCGGGCGCATCCTTTTCGAATTCGAGTTGGTGACAGACCTTTTGGCATGGGTTAGAGGGCAACTTGTTCTCCACTCCCCTGTGGGCACGGCCCCGGAAGATCCACATCCGGGGCTCTATCAGCGGTCGCATCGTCTTCTCGCCGATGGCGTCGAGATCGACCCCGACGGAAAGATTCCACCGGCGACTGAATATCTGATCATCAACATTCAACCCTACGCCAGGAAGATCGAACGCGGGCACTCGAGACAGGCGCCCGAGGGCGTTTATGAAGTCGTAGCTGATCTCGCGCGACGCCGGTTCGGCAACATCGCGAAGATTCGCTACACAATGGTAGGCATATCGGACAGCGGCGCGAGCAGTCTTTGGGATTGGGCCGTGGCAAACGCTTCGCGCGCCGAGGGCTCCGCCAAACAGCGTCGGCAGTACGAGAAGAACATTCGCCAACCGGCGATCCGGATCACCTTGAAATAGGTTTTAGAGAATGGCGAAAAAGGCGATCACTGATGCGGTGGCCGCTCGTCTAGCCGTAAATTGGGTGACGACGCCAATCCTGAAAATCAATGAGGACATGGGGACTCCGGCGGACGGCTCGTCGTGGGTTCGCCTGCAGTTTCCCGTTTCCAACGACATCCAGACGGTCCTCGGGCGCAGTTATCGCGCGACGGGCGCTTTCCGGATCGTAGTAGCCACGGTGATTGCGGGGGGCCTCCCTGATAGCATGAATTACTGCGAGCAGATCGCGACCATCTTCCGCAATCAGAAATTCGAGGGCGTGCAGTGTTTGACGCCGACGATCGGGGAAGGGGTCGATGACGGGAGTTACTTTATCGCAACTGTGATCGTTCCCTTTCGATACGAATACCGCGATTAAGCGGTTGGCCTAAACGCTCCTTTGGCAAGAGCGCACATGGAGCGTCGTGAGACGCCCCGTCCCGAGCCGCACGTCGTGAGATGCCGGCGCAGAAGGAGCCTTCTAAAATGTCTACGCCTGTCGGATCGACCGGAACCCGAGTCTACATTTCTACTTCTGTCACTGCGGAACCCGCTGACGCCGCTGCATATGCCGCGCTGGCGTGGACGGAAATTGGAGACGTTGAAAGCCTTGGCGATTATGGCGACGAAGCGCCTATTCTTACTGCGCAAACGTTGCAAGATGAGCGTGTGTTCAAGGCGAAGGGCGCCCGCGACGCAGGCACGCTTCAGATCACCTGCCTCGATCGTCCAGACGATGCAGGTCAGATCGCCGCCATTGCCGCGGAGGCCACTAAGTTCAATTATCCGATCAAAGTAGTCCTGCCGAATCGTCTCACTGTCGCGGGTACTGATCAGATTGAATATTTCATCGGTTTGGTCAGTTCGAAGCGCCTGACCGTCGGCGACAACTCCGCCTTCCTTCGTCGCATGTTTCAGGTGGCGATCAACTCCAAAGTCACGACGGTCGCCGCTACCTAAGCGGTGACTCTTCTGCGCGCTTTTCCTAGGTCAGCACTAAAGGGGATCCATGTTCGACATCTACGACTTCGAGACCACCGACACCGCCGACATGCCGGTGAGAAACCCGAAAACCGGCAAGCAGATGATGCTACCCGGCGGGAAGGATCCGGTGACGATCACTCTTGCGGGGCGCGACAGCGAAATTTACCGTAGGGTGAGCCGTGATCTTGTGAACAAGCGCGTGGAGGCGGCGCGCGCCGCGGGGGCTGCGGATGTACAGCAGAGCGATGAGGATTTGGAGAATGAGGCGCTTGATCTGCTTTCGGCGCTTACGGTCAACTGGAACGGAATTACTGCGAATAAGGAGCCATATCCGTTCTCCAATGAGAATGCGCGCAAGCTTTACGAGCGGCTGCCCTGGCTTCGCGAGGAAGTTGATCGCTTCGTCGGTAATCGTGCAAATTTTATGAAGGCGTAGCCCGAGAACTTATCGGCTACGCGAAGGCAGTGGTTTCCCCCCGGAGGGTTTCTGACCTACCGCTGAAGCCGCCAAAACTTCTCGGGTATTTGTGGGTGTGGTTTTGTGAATTGAGCGTCGCACGCACGTCTAACGGTTACGGGCTGAATCCAATCACGTTCACCGAGATCGACGCATGGACGCGCCTAATGGGTGTGCGCCCAACGCCATGGGAGACGTCGGTTCTTCGTCGCATGGACGTGGCGGTTCTGTCGATCCTGAATAAGTCGTCGAAGGAAAAAGACGTGTCTGCGAAGGATACTGCGGGCGTATCGTCGATGTTCTCCGGGCTCAAAGCTCGCGCTGCCGAGGTTTTCCACTGATGGCCGAAAACGTAGTCGGGTCAGTAAAACTTGATATCAGCAGCCCCGGCGCTGAAAAGGCGACGGACGCCGTCGGGCGCTTCATAGGCGCGGTTGAACGTGCGGGGATTGTCGAAGACAAGGTGACGAAGATTCATGAGCGCAGTGAGCGCTCGTTGTGGAGTATTGCTCGGCAGCTCGATACAAACTTTAGGAAGCTAGACAATCTTGCGCGCGCGACGGAAAAAATCCGTCTGGCGGAAGACGCAGGGCTCGCGGGAACGCGCGCACATGTTGCGGCACGGAGCGCCCTTGCCAAGGCCATAAACGATAATGCTTTGGCTTTCAGCAAGCTTGAAACGTCGATGCAGAAAGCATCGGCGGTAGCATCTGGAATGTCTTTGTTTGGTGGGATGACTGATCCTACCAATATGACCCGCCGGATGAGCGCGGGCGTCGTGCAATCCGCCCAGGCCGCCAAACTTGGCCGCAACACTTGGGCGAATATCTCCGCGCAAATCCAAGACATTTTTGTTATGACCTTTTCCGGCGCGTCACCGATTACAACAGCGGTTCAGCAGGGACCGCAACTCCTCGACGCGATGGCCAATAGCTCGGTGGGGTTTAAGGGGGCGCTGAAGGAGCTTGGCTCGGTCGCGCTCGGGGTGGCGACCCACCCGGTTACGCTTATCACAGCGGCGATCGGGGCGGCGGTCGCCGCGACGATCGCGTGGAACAACCAGGTCGCCGCGCTGACCATCAGCCTCAATGGGCTCGGACGGCAGAGCGGCATGACCGCGAGCCAAGCGAACCAAGTTGCGGAAGCCGCCGCAGGCCGCGCAGGCGTGTCTAACCGCGAGGCGCGGGGGCTCGCCGGGCAGTTCCTTTCCGCCGGCGTGGCGGGCGGCAGCGTCGGGGGCGCTATCGGGCTCTCGAGCCAATTCTCGCGGGGCTTTGGACTATCGCTTGAAGATGCGGGCAAGGAGTTGGCGTCCGCGCTCGCAGACCCTGCTCGTGGCGCTGACGAACTGGCTAAGAAATACGATCTCGTCACTTTCCCCGAAAGAGAGCACATCAAACGAGTAGCGGCCCTCGGCGAGAAGTCCGAGGCCACGGCGAAGTTGCTCGAGGCGCTGACCACGCATCTGTCAAACGTGCAAGACACCACGTCTGCGTGGGGCCGCATTCTCGATCGAATTGGCAACCGCATGTCGAATAAGTTCGACAAGTTGGGCCAGGAACTTGAAATCGCTCTTGGTGGGCAAAAGTCTTTCAAAGATATTTTCGATCCTCTCCGCCGTGCGTCGGAACTCGCAAAACAGTCTGCGGCGGATCGGGAAGCCGAGCGCAACAAGGAGCTGACGGCGCTTCGTGAAGATGCAGCGTTTGCCGTAGACGCGATCAAGGCGCGCACTTTTGCCGAGCGCGAGGCTCTCGCTGTGCAGCGGGCTTACACTGAAACCTTCCGCCAGACCAAGGATATTGTGAAGGCGGGGATCGTCGCGGAAGCCGAGCGCGCCAAGCTCCTCACAGAATCAGCGCGTAAAGTCGAAGACCTATCGCGTACGTCGTCAGATCAGGCACGCCTTTCCCGCATGCTGCCGTTCGATCGGCGTATGGCGGAGATCGATATCGCCGAGCGGGACTTCCTCCGCGAGAACATCCCGAATGCGGCGTCGCCAATGGCGGCGCAATTCAACACGGTGGCTGACGCTGCGCATCGCGTCGCTGGCGCGTTCGATGGGCTGGCCAATAAGATCGGCGCCGCTGGCGGCAATGTCCTGCCGTTTTTTGCTGGAGGTCGCGCGCCGAGCGGCGCAGACCCGCGGGGGCTGTCGAACTTTATCCGCTCGGAAGCGACACGGATGGGTATCAACCCCAACGTGGCGCTGCGTGTCGCGCAGAGTGAGGGGCT